GGCGGCGGATATTCTCAAGTTCCTCTTTCGGGAACTGCTCCGGCCACAGTGCATCCCCGGGCTTGCGCCCAAGAATGTCCTTATCCACCGCCATAGCGGGCAATATCACCCGCTCCCACTTCTCCCCCTCACCATCCCTCTCCGCCTGATCCAGACGACCCATGTGGTCACCCAGATGCCAGCGCGTCCCAATCAAAACTATCGGCGTGTCCTTGTTCTTCCGACGCGTGAAAAAATCCGCGCCATACCAAGACCACAACTTGTTACGCTCACTCTCACTCTCCGCCGCCTGAATCCCAGACAGCAAATCGTCCCCAATCAATATGTCCCCACGACGACCCGTCACGTTCGCGCCAACCGCGGTCGCGTGATAACCACCACTCCCCGTCGTCATCCACTCCCCAGCCGCCGTCTTATCGGCGCTGATCCCAACGCCCGGGAACAGCCGGCGATGCTCGTCACCCTTGATGACGTTGCGCACCTTCAAACCAAACGAATCCGACAACTCCTGCTTGTGTGTCGCAAAAATCACGTTCCGGTCAGGGTTCTTCGACAAATAATACGCCGGGAAATAGTGCGACGCCGCAAACGACTTCCCATGACCCGGAGGCATGCTGATCATCAAACGGCGGATCTCACCGCGCGCAACCGCATCCAGCTTCTCACAAACCAACCGCAAATGCGGCGGCGGCGCCAACCCACTCACATACTCAACATACTTCGCAAACGACGATATCGCCTCCTCGCGGGAAACCAACTCCGCCAGCAATTCATCCAGCGTCAGGTCGTCGTTCATCCGGCAGCCAAATCCGCGCGCTGCTGAGCATCCACTATACGCAGATACTCGTCCATCCAAAACGCCGCGTACTGCGCCATCTCCGAATGGCGCCGATGCATTCGATGCAACTCCGCCTCCAACTTCGCAATCCGCGCGTCCTTCTCCGTCTCAGTCATCGTTATCCCCAATCCCACGAACCAACGTCCCCTCAATCACCTTCACGGGCCGCGCCCGATCCGCAACCATCGCCCTGAGCGTCGCCAAATCCAGATCCTTCGCACTCACACTGTGGTTCACATTCACCGTCTGATCCAACATCCCAAGCAACTGTGCCTGCGTCTTCACCGCACTAATCGCACTCGGATACGCACCCTTGTCCATCGCCGCCTGAACCACAGCCTGCAACTCATCCAAAAACAAATCCCGCGTATATTCCCGGCGCTCAACCTCAACCCCCGAAGCCTCAGCCGCCATAATCAAACGCTGAACCTCAGGCCGCGCCAGCTGCCTCGACGCGACAATCGACATGTTCAACTCAGGACTCGTAATCCCAGCCCGAACACAAGCAATCTCAGCCGCATTCCCCTTCTTCAACGCACGCTGCTCAACATAAACACGCGCAAAAATCGCGTCCCGCTCAGCAGGACCTATCACATCCAAATCACCCGTGTCATCAAACATAATCAGCGCCCCGGCAAAACTACAAAATAAACATAATGGAACCGCAGCTAAAAACAAAGGGGGGTGTTTTAGGGGGTGGGGGGTCTGGAGAAGGCCGGGACGGATTCAGAACGAAATACGCCTGAGGGTGGGTATATATAGCTACGAAGGGCGGCCAAGCCGGGGGAAGTGGGTGGGTGGGGGGTGCCAGAGGGCGCCGGCCCTGCCCCCAGCCAGCAACGGGCAGGGCAGTGCGCGGTCTCGCTGCCCGGTGCGATGCTGCGCCTAGGTGATGACGCCCCCTGTTGACACCATTGTTGCTTGCTGTATTGGTGGCAGTGGGCATAGGCCCGCTGGGCAACTCACGCCCATCATCCAGTGGAAAAGGAACGGACAGATGAACATTACCGAAACGAGCCTGAAGGTCTTTCTCGCCTACGCCGACGACGCTGGCAACTGGAACGGCACACCGTTGGTGGGCGGCAACGTGGGCGGCGACAAAGCAGAGCGTGGCAACCTTACTCAGCTGAAGGTGGCCGGTCTAATCACAACCGACATTGAAGAAGGGCACACTTGGCTGTTCTTTACTGACGCCGGTAAAGCTCTGGCCGCGCAGCACGGCATCACAATCTAACCACCACAGGGCCGGCCACAGCGCCGGCCCACCACCACAGGAGACCACCACCATGAACGAGAACCACCACACCTTCGAGCCGCACACCGAGTCGGCCAGCGACCACTTCTGCGACCAGTGTTTCGGTTATCACGATTGGCGCGCCGGGTGCGCTGAGGAGCCGTTAGAAATTGAGCCACACGATGCCTTCGACATCATCCGCCCCGATGAGGTGGCCGAGTGCTGGGAAGGCGTCACAGGGGCGCTCTACGAGGCTCTATGGGCTTGCGTGGCAGAGTATACCGCCCCCTCCCCTGAGGAGAGCGAGGAGCCATGCTGGGGCGTGGACTGTGTCGCCGATTTCTGGGGGAAGTTCACCCGGGAGCAGCAGGAGGCGCTGAACGCCCTCGCCGAACGCAACAGCTTCTAACCGCAAGAGGGGAGACCACCACCATGACGCGCAAAGATTATATCCTGATTGCCGCCGCCCTCCGGGAGACGCTGGCCCATATCGCCAGCAATGGCGACAGCGAACGGCTGTCAGACGATGGCCGCACCTTTAATTCTGGCGAGAGCCAAGGCGCGCACCTTGCGGCTCTCCGGCTGGCTGACGCGCTGGCGGCTGACAATCCCCGCTTCGAACGCGAGACGTTCCTGAAGGCTTGCAGCCTGACAGCCTGATCCACATCCCCCACCCCCACCTAGCCCGCCCTAACCGGCGGGCTTTTTCTTTGCCCTCTCCCAGCCCGCCAGAGGCCCCGCACAGCGCCGCCCGCGCCTGTCTGGCACCAGCACCACCCCCGGCACCCCGCCGCGCTGAGAGGGCTTTAAAATCGGCAGCCTCTCGCACCCACCGCCAGAGCTTGTCCCCTGCTGGCAACCCCTGCTGACACGCAAGCTATCGGCTATCTGCTGTGTCACGGGCTAAGAGCCTGTCTTTGCTGCATAAAAAGGCGTTTTGAAACAGAAAAACGCCAAATGTCACACCCCCCGTTTCACTCCAAGCCTTTGAAAGAACACCCTTTTTCTTATTATTATTATAAATGAAACGAGATTTAGATATATATAGCTATAAGGATGGGGTGAGTTGTATACATAACACAGTGGGGGTATGAATACCTATATGGGGCTATATTTCCCGAAAAACCGTTTCATTTGCGTTTTTGCCCCGATTTTGGTAATGTTATCAGTGCCTTGGAGTGAAACAGCCAACCGTCACAGGGGCGTTTCACCCGTTTCAAAACGCTGTTTTATCGTTTGGTTTCAGGGGCTTGGCCCGTGACATTTTGTTTCATGAGCAATCTCAATGGGTTAACCCTTCGTTGTAAGTTAGTTTTAATCGAAAACGAGCGTTTCCCTGTCGATCCGATTGCGGATGTGAAAGCTCCGTTTTCGGTGCTGATTTATTGTTGCGCGAAATGTCACGTTGAATTAGAGGCTGGGTGACGGTCTTGACGGGCCGTTTGAAACGGGAGGCATGAAATGTTTGTTGGTCAAGGTTTCCGTGATTACGTCTGCGAGGGCGATAGCATCACATGCGAGGTGGACGGCTTCGAGGTAACGGCGACGGTTCGTTATGACACGAACAGCGGCGCGCCTGACAGAGAACAGGACGGTTTTTGGCCCTCGCTTGACCCGAAGGATGCGGGCTGGATTGGGCCGAAAAGCAAGGCGACACTGGCGCGGCGCATGGCGCGGGCGCAGGCTGTAATGGACGCATGGAAGAACGATGAATGGTTCTGGTGCGGTATAGTCGTGAGCGTGTCGCGCAATGGCATTGAGATTGACGACCATGCTGCATCACTCTGGGGCATTGAGTGCAATTATCCCGTGTTTCGTCGGGGCCAGCGGGCGAACGCCTATCTGGTCGAGGTGGCGAACGAGCTGTTGGACGAGGCGCTGGATGTGGCGCGCGTCCGGGTTGATGAGATGCGGGAGGCTTTGGCATGACTGAGGGCCGCTTGCAATCCGCGCTGGCCGTTGCCGCGCTGGGTATCGTGGTCGCCGTTCTGGCGCTTATCTGAGGGAGATTGTGTGATGCTTAATTTGGATTATGCCCGCAAGAATGAGGGCTATTACTATGGCCACGGAGCCGCGCTGATCGCTGAGAAGGTGGCGCTGGCCGCCAGCAAGCGCACCAGTTGCAAGGGCCGGGCGAAGGCCGCCTATGACGCGATGTGCAAGTTTGCGGCTGCTATCGGCTGCGACCCGGAGCGCGAATGCTTCATGCGGCAAGAGCGCGAGGGCTGGCGCATATCGTTCGAGGCTGGCCCGTATCAGTGGGCCATCGTGGCGAGTGAGGCGCTGTGCCAGTGCGGCATTTTCGCAGAGCCGCATTACAGTTTCGACCTGTGTTTTTATCCGGAGTGAGGGAGGCTGTGATGCTGGATAACATTCTGGCCGGGGAAGGCTTTGAGGTCGAACACACGGGTGGCGGGTGCCATCTGCTGTCGCGGTATCTGCTGTCTGGTGCGTATGTGTGGGTTTCGGACACGCACGGCTGCGATGTGCCGACATGGGAGGATTGGCGCGTGGTTGCGTATCCTCCCGGCTGGGACGGTGGGCCGGATACGGCGCTGTTTGACGCCTATGCGGACGATAGTCTGTGTGGGCTGAGGGAAGCGGTCGCGGCGGCGCTGGATGCGGCGCTGGACGCATAACGAAGGGAGCAGGGACGATGTTCACATATACGTATGCGATGCTGGATGCACTCCGGCTGCTGCGCGATGCGGGGTTCGCGGTGTGCGCCTTTGACCCGGAGGAACTGGGCGAGGTTGACCCGGAGGAGGTCGAACAGCGCATGGGTGAGGCAGGTTGGGATTTCATTGAGGGGCAAGGACAATGAGCGAATATAACGGATGGACGAACTACGCGACATGGCGCGTTAATCTGGAGATGTTCGACGGTGGCGATTTCGCCAGCGATAACGATCTGGACGCCTATGATTTGGGCCAGCGGCTGCGGGAGTTTGCGCTGGAGACGGTGGCGGAACAGGCTTCCGGGCTGGCGCTGGACTATGCCGAGGCGTTCCTCTCGGATGTGAACTGGCGCGAGATAGCGGAACACATGATTGAGGATTATCGGGAAGTGGAGGCGGACGTATGAGCGCGGGACACACACCGGGGCCGTGGTTTGTCGCCCGGAAGGCGGAAACCGGCGAAACGATCATCGAAGTGGCGGGAGAGCTGGGGCGTTCCTTTCGGACGCACTGGGTGCCTGTCTGCACGATGGAGATGGGGGAAGATTGGGATGCGGAGACTGTGGCCGCGAACGCGCGGTTAATCGCGTGTGCGCCCGATCTTATGAAGGTGATGGAAGAATTGCTGTGGCTGAGGACGCAGGAGTTTAAATCGGCGGTGAAGAAGAAGAACGCCTACGAGCGGGCGATGTGTAATTCGCTTACGGCGATGCGTATCATAGAGGGGATGGATAAATGGCCGGATTGATTGCGAAGCACACACCGGGGCCGTGGTTTGCGGTCGGGTATCAGGTGGAAATTGAGAGCGAGACTGTCGCGGATATCTGCACGACGAACGCCCACTCGTTTGGGCAAGGCGCGCTGCATAACGATGCAACAGCGATGGCTAACGCCCGCCTGATCGCTGCCGCGCCTGACATGCTGAAAATGCTGGAGGTCGCGCGTGATTGTCTGGAGGCGTCGAACTTCGAGGGTGAAGACGACGAAGTGCTGGCGGCGATTGCGTCAGTGATAGCGAGTGCGAAGGGAGAGGCGTGATGAGCGATAATATCGGTTGGTCAGGGCTGGCGGAACGTCGGCGCTTGCAGTTGGCCGCGCCTGATCTGCTGGCCACACTGGAGGCTTTAGTTATCAGCCACCGTGCGCTGTGTGACTCCCCATCTTGGGATGAGCAGGACGAGGCGGAGCAGGCACAAGCTCGCGCGATAATTGCATATGCGAAGGGAGAATTGAAATGACGGGACACACGCCGGGGCCGTGGTTCGTTACCCGCAAGGGGTTCATGATCGAGACGGGGGTTGAGGCGCTATGCGAGCCGGGGCCTGATGGCGAGGCACGCTGGCTGCCAGTCTGCACTATGGAGAAAGATTGGGACGCGCAGACCGTGCAGGCGAACGCGCGATTGATCGCTGCTGCGCCTGACATGCTGGAGGTGCTGGAGGAGCTTTTGTGGCTGAGGGAGCAGCAGTTTTCATCTGCGGTGAAGAAGAAGAACGCCTACGAGCGGGCGATGTCGATGACGCCGATGGGCCTTATAAAAGGAACGATGAAATGACGGGACAGCAGGCATTGCAGGCGCTGGATGCAGCGATTGCGGAGCAGGAGCGGGCGCGGTGGGTTCATGCCCGCCGGGTGCGTGACGAGGCCGCGCAGGTGGCGCGTGAGGCGCTGGCGCGGTGGGCGCGGCTGGAGAGGGAGCGCGTGAGATGATGGCCGAGATACTGGACATGCTGGCCGAGTGCGCGGAATTTCTGGATAGATACGCCGACTATGAGTCAGACGGCTATGGCGGCATGGAGCCGAATAGCGCGGCGCGGCTGCTGTATGACGTGCAGCAGATGATTAACAGGGCAGAGGGGACGGAGTGATGACGCGATATAATCACGCCTATGAATTGGCGTTCAGTGTCGTGAGCAATGACCCAGAGGGGTTGGACGTGACGCCTGAGATGTTCAGGGCGGCACTGCTGCGGCGCATCGTTCAACTAGATGCAGAGGAAGCGCATGGTGGCTGGGAGCAAGCCTGCGGCGCACCCTTCGACACGTATGAGGTGGAGTGATGTTTACGCACGACAACACCGATTACGTTTACACCACAGGCGAACTGGCCGCGCTGAATGAGGCGCTGAAGATTCGCATGGCGGCTGGTGAACGGGTCAAAGGCGCGATGGACGCCATCAACAACTATTGGTTCGACGGCGCAACCGTTGCCGATCTTATCTGCGAAGGCGCGGCGGATTAATTTCGAGGCGCGGCGAATTAATGGCGAGTTACTGGCGGATTAATTTGAGGGGCTGTGTGATGGGCGAGGGCGATGTCGGATAGGCGTGTGATTATCCACGACCGTAGGTTCATGTGGTGGGACGGCAAGAAGCTGACGCCTGTGCGCCTGTCTGAGCGGGCGCGGGCGCACCTGTCGCAGGTGTCGTCTGTCGTGGCTAAGGGTAGCCCGGTGCCGGACGATTTTGCGACCTTCGCGGGGCGCAGCAACGACGATCTGGCGGCGCGGTATGGCGTCGATGTGCGGAAGGTGGCGGAGTGGCGCAAGGTGACTGGGCTGCATCGCAGCAACGACACAGGCACACGCAGGCTGCCGATTGCGGGCCAGTATGATGAAACCCTGAACCTGTCTCAGCTGGGGCGGGCCTGTGGCTGGGGCTGTGGGACAAAATTCGGCGTGCAGTTGCGGAAGCTGCGGCCAGAGATACACGCGCGGGCTGTGGCTAATGGCCGAAGGCAATCGAGGAAGAAAGGGGAGGGGGAATGACGCGACCCGTCTATGAAAGCGATGCGGATCGCGCCAATCAGGCGGGCGTCATCGCAAAACTGGAGCGCGCCTTCGGCTTGACAGCCACTGCGCCGCGAGACCCGTTCGCGCCATACGATGCCGTTTTCCGCTGCCAGCCGCGACCCCGTGTCGTTGAGATCAAGGTGCGTAGGAATGAGCGCGCGCGATACGAAACCTATCTGCTGAGTGAGCATAAATACAATGCGCTCTGCGCCATCGACGCGAGGGGCGCTGACGCCCTGCTGGCGGTGCAGTGGACGGATGAACTGGGCATCGTGCAGGTGCCTGTCGAACACACGGTATCCACCGGGGGCCGC